AATCTCTGCTTTGAACTGGCAAATAAGTGCACAATTGATTGGTAATGGAACATTTGCTAATCCTTGGAGCTAATAAATAACTAGTGGCTCCTTCGGGAGCCACAAACATAGGAGAAAAAAAAATGTACATGGGTGACGTAAAGTCAAAAACTTTTATAGACACAAACGCTTCTTCTGCTTCTTTTGTTGCCGCTGCTGCTCAACCAACAACTACGTTTACTTTAGCAAAAAGTTCTTTTGGCACTAACACAGCTAGAAAAATTACAGCTACTACAACTGGTTCAAGTGATGGTGGAAAAACAATAACTATTGTTGGAACAGATGAAAATGGAGATGCTCTTACTGAGGTGATTACATTACCAGGTTCAGCGACAACCACGTCCGGAACTACAGGTGCTTTTCTAACAATAACTTCTGCAACAGTTAGTGCACAACCTGCAGCAAACGTTTCTTTAGGAATGACTGCTGATGTTTTTGGAAGTATTTTTCAAGGCAGAACAAGAGTGAGACAAGCAAACGTAGGTTCAGGTGGTGCGATTGGAAGTGTTGAGGTAAGAAACCAAAGTATTTCTGGAACTTCATTATTGACAGTTAGAACAACTGCAACTGAGGGAGATATAAGCACTATTAACATTCCACAAGATGGAATCCTTTATAAAAATGGTGCTTTTGTAAGTTTTTCAGAAGCAAGTTGTAATTCGGTGACTGTTTATTTTGATGCTTAGTATTAAATGGATAAGTTTAATAAAATTGCGTTAATAAATAAAAAACCTGAGGCTAGATCAGGAGAAAAAAAATCTAAAGATCTTATAGGACCTAAATTAAAAGATAAAAAAATAATTAAGTATGATTTTGGTCTATCTCCTGTGACCACAGAGAAAGAACGCAAAGGCTATCTTACAGAAAAAGATTTTGGAAAAAAAGGTGACACCGGGATAAGAATTAGAAGAGGTGTAATGAGTAAAAAACACCTACCTAATTTATTTCCAGAATCTGAAATGGGAATAGACATAACAGGCGATTACAAAGGCGTTTATTTTAAAAAATATTATAGAAGAGGCGGTGATGTAATGCCTAAAAGAAATAAAAAAAATTTTAGACCTACAGAAAAAGGTGCTGGAATGACAAAAGCAGGAGTGGCCGCTTACAGACGAGCAAATCCTGGATCAAAGTTAAAAACTGCAGTTACAGGTAAAGTCAAGCCTGGGTCAAAAGATGCAAAGAGACGTAAATCATTTTGTGCTAGAAGTTTAGGACAAATGAAGAAGTTTCCAAAAGCTGCTAAAGATCCTAATTCAAGACTTAGACAAGCGAGAAGAAGATGGAAATGTTAAAAACTTTTTTTTCTAAACTATTGGGTTTAGACAAATTTGATTATAGAATAAGAAGATTAGAAAGAAAAGAATATTGGAGGAACAAATATAAAAATGGCATATCTGAACGCAAATCTACCTCCAATATATTGTAAAGTAAGAAAGGAATATCTGTATGACCTTAAAGAGCATCATGGAGAAAGTGAAGATTGTGTTATCTTTGCTCTTACAAGTATTTCAGGGCGTGCTATCCTATTTAATATCATGTTACCCAACGGTGCGTGCTATTGGAGACTGCCTATCTCAGCGTTTTTCCAAAAATCATATGATAGAACCAAAGTGCCCGATATGCAGCCGCACGAGTTGGAATTGTGGAACTGTTTCAGTTACTGGCCTAGTGTTACTTGTTTTGATTGGTTGGATGGCGTAAAAGGAAAATTTTTAGGATTAGATAAAAAATTTTATCATGGTAAATATTTATTTACCATTGACTGGGCACATCCTGACGTAAACATATTAGATGTAGAACATTCTGAAATACCGCAAGAACATAAGTGTGCACACATACTAGAGCTCGATAATGGTAATTACGCAGCTCAACCAAATAATCGTTTATTATGGCATATTAACAGTTATACGACAGATAATTCTTGGCCAGATTACAAGGTACAAACCACTTATTGGGATGCAGAAGACACTAGATTAGTAACCGAGGATTCTGATAAAATGTTCTACCAAATGAAAAATAAGAAATAGGGGGACGATTATGTGGGAGAAAATTAAAAGTAAAATAAAAGCTATGTGGAGGTGGTATTTATCATGGCTTTTTGATTGGAGAAAATGAGTAAAAAACCATTAACAATATCAGAGTCGGCAGCTGTCCAAATGCCTATGAAGACAGTTGCCTCTCTGATTATAATTGTAGCACTTGGTACCATGGGCTATTTTCAGATGGTTGAACGTCTAAACATTGCAGACACTAAAATTAAAATAATGGAGCAGGATGTTGAACAGAACACAGAGTTTAGAATCAAGTGGCCGCGGGGTCAAATGGGGAGTCTTCCGGCAGATTCCGAGCAATACATGATGTTGGAGGATCTTTATAAGACTACCGATCGTATCAACAAACACATTGAGGATATGGCTTTAAATAAAGTGAACATCGAGTTTTTAACTAAACAAATGGACAAGGTTTTATCTGATATAGAAAAATTAAAAGATGCAAACAGAGAGTACAAATACAATGGCAACGGGTCGAATAACTAGAAAAATTTTAGATTACATAACACATGTAAACAAAGAAGCTAAACAGATGAATTATGTAAAAGAATTAAAAAAATCTGTAGAACATGGTAAGAATGGTACACAGAGATATGTAATTAAAGAAGGTGAAAACAAAGGTAAAGTAGTATGATAGAAGCTGTTGTAGGATTACTTATGTTTATAAATGGAGAAATTAAAGAGGCACGACTGCAAGACTCAATGGCGATGTGTTTGCGCGGGAAACGCGAAGCGGAGAGGACTTTTTCTGAGTCTGTTACATACAAATGTTGGAAGGGTAAGGCAGAATTAGAGGATAATATTGATGGCTCAAGGTCAATCAAAAAACTCATCATTGAATAAACGCAATAATATGGCAAAATTATTGAGGGATAGAAGATTCAAACAACGTATAATTAAATCAAAAAAAGTATATAATAGGAAGGATAAAAAACATGAATTTATCACGTAATTTTACTCTTTCTGAGCTAACTAAATCAGATACTGCAATACGTAAGGGTATAAACAATAATCCTAATGCGGAACAGATAGAAAAATTAAAAAATTTATGTGAAAAAATTTTACAGCCGATACGTGACCATTTTGGCAGGGTAAAGATAACCAGCGGTTTCCGTAGCGTAGAATTATGTATGGCTATTGGTAGTTCTGCAAATTCACAGCACGCCAAGGCCGAGGCCGCAGACTTCGAATGTGTTGGTGTGGATAATTGTGAGCTCGCTGATTGGATTAAAAGGGAGCTTCCATATGACCAGCTAATCTTAGAGTTTTACACACCAGGTGAACCTAATAGTGGATGGATACATTGTAGTTATACCGAAGCAACACCTAGAGCTAGTTTTTTACATGCATATAGAGAAGATGGTAAAACAAAATATAAACCCATAATAGGTAAAGCAGTAGATTTGTTTGTCTAAATGATAAAAGAGTTTGGCATAAAATTTCCAATATATAAAACTAAATTTTTCGAACACGATAATTTAAAAAAAACTTTAATAGAAAAAATTAACGCAAGTGATTTTAAAGATAAAAATTATAATGACGATGCAATAGATAAATTTGATTGGAAAATATCAAAAGACTTTGAACGTGATTGGGTAAAAGAAATAATAGGGCCCATTTATAGTCAATTGAACGTTTTTGCTAAAAAAATGGGTTATAAAAAAGTTATCTTAAATGATATATGGTTTCAAGAATACAAACAAAATAGCGTTCACGGTTGGCATGTTCATGGAGATAACTATAGCGGAGTTTATTATTTAAAATTACCTACAGATCATATGAGTTGTTATACTCAATTTTTATATCCTGATAACTTAAACAGACGTTTCAGGTTAGACGCCAATGAAGGAGACATCTTATTTTTTCCATCTTTTTTGATACATAGAGCCCCTCCCTTACAAACCACAAATAATAAAATTATTATTTCATGGAATTGTATGTTTGATGGAGTTGACGAAAAATACACTCAAGATAAAGAAAATATTGAATTTATTAAGATATAGGTAAGACTGTATACTAAAGCCTAAAAATGTTATAATATCAGCCCAAATAGGAGAATTATGCCACTAAATAAAAAAGGTAAAAAAATAATGAAATCTATGAAAGACCAATATGGTGAAAAAGAAGGTAAAGCCGTATTCTATGCCTCTAAGAATAAAGGCACAATAAGTGGTGTAGAAAAAAAAGTTACTAAAGCAGCTATGGGTAGAGCTATGTTTTCTCAAACAATATCTAAAGCTCCTGGCAAAGCTCAAAGAGAAGAAAAATATATTGGATCATATATAAAATCAGAAATAGACGGTAAATATATTTCCAATAAAAGTTATGAAAGTTACTATGGCGATATGTTGAAAGGATTTAAATAATGTATAAAAAAATGTTGTTAGGTGGATTACTAACAAAAGGAATTAAAGCTAGTTATAAAGCTTATAAAAAATCTGGTGGAAGAAAAATATCTGATATCATGAAATCTAAGGTTAGAGGAGCAGGAAAGAGAAAAGACGCAAAAACAGATTTAAAATATGGTATCAAAGTACATGGCTCTGGAAAATTAACTAAAAGAGACATACAAAAACTAAGGAACTACGAACCAAAATGAAAAAAAGAACTATTAAAATAAAACCAGTAGGTATGGTATTTAAAGTTGAAAAAAAACTAGCAGGTGGCTTATTAAGAACTGGAATAAAAGCTGCTGTAAGATCAGAACCTTTTAAAAGATTCAAGAAAAAGTTAGCAGCTCGAATAAAAAAAGACTATGACCCTGAAATAAAAAAAAGAACAGGAGCAGCAAAATCAGAAATCAAAGGCTTACGTAAATTAGACACTCAAAGACTTAAGGCTCAAGAATTATTAAATATGACTCAGTTTGTTTTAGGTCGATCTAGAAAAGCAGGTGTGAAAAAAACTACTAAGGAAATGAGAAAAACAAGACGAGCTTTAATAAATTATATTAAAAATGAAGCTAAGAAAGCAAAAGCAATGTTTGATAAACAAACAGCTAGGAAAAAAGGTATAAAATTAAATAGTAAGGGTGGCATACAAAATGTTGCCAACAAATTAAAAAAAGCTTCGAAAGCACATGCTGCACAAGCTGTTACATTAGAAAAAATTGCTAAGAAAAGCATGGGTGGTATGGCAGATTATTATAAGGATATTTTATAATGGCAACTTCAGGAACTACAGCTTTTAATTTAAATATTGATGATATTATACAAGAAGGTTATCAAAGATGTGCAGTAAGAACTAACTCAGGATATGATTTAAAATCTGCAAGAACTTCTTTAAATTTACTTTTTGCAGAGTGGGGTAATAGAGGTATTCATTTATGGAAAGTAGAACTGGATGAGAATGCGCTTGTTTCTGGTCAAGCAGAATATTCTGTTACATCAGATGTAAGTGATGTTTTAGAGGCCTTTATATCTTCCACATCTATATCTGCTGAGAGTTCTTCTACACAAGATGTGTCATTAACAAAAATTGATAGATCAGCATATGCTGCATTACCAAATAAACTTTCTACTGGTACTCCGTCACAATACTACGTTGAAAGACAAACAACACCAAAAATATATTTATACCAAGCACCCGATCTTAATACTTATACACATGTTAAATATTATGTAATTAAAAGAATTGAGGACGCAGGTGTATACACTAATCAAGCAGATGTGGCTTATAGATTTTTACCATGTATGTGTGCAGGCTTGGCATATTATTTGGCAATGAAAGTTGCTCCACAAATGGTTCAACAAAATAAATTAATATATGAAGACGAATTAAAAAGAGCATTAGATGAGGATGGTCAAAGAACATCTACATTTATAACTCCTCAATCATTTTACCCTACGAGTGTTTAATTATGGCTAAATTTGCGACAGGAAAAAATTCAAAAGCCATATCTGATAGATCAGGTATGGAGTTTCCTTATGTAGAAATGGTAAGAGAGTGGAACGGTTCATTAGTGCACATATCAGAGTTTGAACCAAAACATCCACAGATCAGACGTAGAAGAACTGTTGCTGATGCTATTGCTTTACAAAATTCGAGAGTAATGAAGTTTCAACAGCCAAATCAGGAATTTATAAATGATGCAACTTCTGATCAAACTATTTCAGATTCAGGTGGTACAGTTGTTGGAGTTGCTAATTTGACATTACCTGGCCAATTTGCTTTTAGAACTGAGTCTTTTGTAGCCACTCATAGTGATCCATCATTATCTACAAATATAAATTCGATGGAACCAGAAGATCCGTCTCTACAAAATAGAAGAAGACAATTAGATGCTTTATTAGGTTCAATAACAGTGAGTATTACATAATGGCTATAACACACGCAAATTTTTTAACTCAAGTAAGAAACTACACTGAAGTAGATAGTAATGTATTAACAGATGCTATAATTCAGGATTTCATAAGATCAGTTGAGTTAGATGTTGCTGGTAAAGTTGATTATGATGATTTAAGAAAGTATGCAACATCAACTTTCACAGCTGGTAATAGAGCTGTATCAATGCCCTCAGATACATTAATATTAAGATCAGTCGAACATGTTTCTTCAGGTGTCAGAACATTTTTAGAAAAAAGAGATATTAGTTTTATAACTGAGTTCAATAGCACAGGAGCACAAGGGACACCAAAATACTTTGCTAACTACGATGATTTCAATATATTAGTTGCTCCTACTCCTGCGGCTGCAGATACAGTTCAAATTAATTATATAAAAGACCCACCTAATTTTACATCCACAAACAATACTTATTTGTCTACCTACCAAGAATCAATGCTATTACACGGAGTTTTGTCTGAGGCTTTTAGATTTTTAAAAGGTCCCATGGATCTATACAACCTCTATAAAACAAAGTATGATGAAGAGATACAAAATTTTGCCCTACAACAAATGGGCAGAAGAAGACGTGCGGAGTATGATGACGGTGTACCAAGAGTTAAGGTAGCCTCTCCATCTCCAAACACAACAAGTTAAGGAGAACAATTATGGCAATAACAACAAATGCAATTTGTGATAGTTTTAAAAAAGAATTATTACAAGGTAAACATGACTTTGATACATCGTCTGATACATACAAATTAGCGATGTTTACAAGTTCAGCAACTTTAGGTAAGTCAACAACAAACTATGCAACTGCAAACGAAGTTTCATCACCATCAGGTTACACTGCTGGCGGAAAAGCTTTGGTTAACCAAGGTGTTAAAGTTTCATCTTCAGTTGCGATTACTGATTTTGCTGATTTATCTTTCGTAGGTGTGACTCTTACAGCAAGAGGTGCATTAATCTATAATACAACGACTGACGGTGGTTCAGGAACTACTGATGCAGTTGCTGTGTTAGATTTTGGCGGTGATAAAACTGCAACGTCTGGAACTTTTACAATTCAGTTCCCTGCGTTCACAACATCTGCAGCAATTTTAAGATTAGCATAAGGACTGTAATGAATGTCAAATACATGGGGTGCACTTGAATGGGGAGCTGGTAGCTGGGCAGCACAAGGTGATGTCGGAGTTACTGCAACTGGATTAAGTGCATCCTTTAGTATTGGCAATATCGTAGTAGACAACGAAATTCAAGTAGGTTGGGGTGGTGACACTTGGGGTGAAAATGAATGGGGTGATTTATCTGGTTCACAACCTACAATCACAGGAATAAGCGCATCATTTAGTATTGCATCCGTTACACAAACTGGAGATGCAAACGTACAAGTTTCTGGAATATCTTTATCATCATCATTAGGTGCAGAAGAAGCAGGAATATCTTTCACTTTTGAGGCAACCGGTTTATCATCTTCGATATCAGCCGGTAGTACTGTTATTGGTATTGGAGTTCCTGTTACTGGTTCATCTGCTACATCAAGTATTGGATCAGCAACAGTTGATGAATCAGAACTAACAGGTATTGGTTGGGGTAGACGAACTTGGGGTAATCTATCTTGGGGTGAGGCTTTTTCTGCTGCACCAACGGGACAACAATTAACCTCTACAATTAATTTTCCTGCTGCTAATGCGTTTACAGATGTAACAGTATCAGTCACTAGTGCTGGTCAATTAAGTTCTACCTTTGGAAGTTTCTCACTTAAAATTGATCAAGACATAACAGTCTTTGCTGCTGAAGATCAGCTTGATTTTACAATAGGTAGTTTAGCGTTTGAGGCAGATGCTAATGTTACTGTAACAAGTGCAGGATCATTAACAGGATCAATTGGAAATACAGTTGCAGGGTTAAAAACACCTGTGGATGTAACTGGTATAGCTGCCACATTTACCCTTGGATCTTTTAGCTTAACGCAGACTACTACTGAATCTGCTACAGGGGTTCAAGCTACTATGTCCCTTGGACAACATTCTGAAATCCCTAGCCAGATAGTAGGTGTTTCAGGACAACAATTATCAGGTTCTATAGGGTCAGTAACTATTACTGGAACTGCAGGTATTGATGTTACAGGCATACAAATGTCAGCATCTGTGGGCACTGTAAATTTAACACCTTGGCAAGAGGTAGACCTTGGTGTAAATAATGTATGGACAGAGGTTGATTTGGCTGCTTAATTAAGTTAAAATACGACCATACTAAGGAGAAATTTTTATGACAAGTAATTATTCTACATCTTTAAAATTAGAATTAATGGTTACTGGAGAAAATGCCGGTACATGGGGTGATAAAACAAATACCAATTTAAATTTAGTACAACAAGCAATAGGGGGTTTTGAACAAATTACCCTTTCATCTGGAGGCACAGTAGCTTTAGTTATGTCAGATGGTGCTATTTCTAACGCAAGAAATCTTGTAATTAAATTTGCAACTATCACTGCAGGTTCTTCAACAGTTTGTACTGTTCCAGATTCTATAGAAAAATTTTATATTTTTGATTGCACAGCAGTCACTAATCCAACAAATTTAACAATTAAAACTGCTTCAGGAACAGGCTTTAGTCCTGATGCACAAAAAATTTATGCCGCTTACGCTGATGGAACAAATTTAAATGAAGTTTCACTTGATACTTTAGGCGGAACGATAGGTACTGCTCAGATAGCTAATGATGCAGTAGACAATGCACAGATAGCAGACAATGCTGTAAGAGCGGCACAACTTTCTAGTAATGCGGTTACAACAGCAAAAATAATTGATAATGCAGTTACAACAGCAAAAATTTCTGCACTTCAAGTAACACAAGCAAAAATTGCAAATGATGCAGTTGGTCCTAATCAGTTAGCTGACACAGCTGTTACTGCTGGATCTTACACAACTGCAGACATTACAGTTGATGCACAAGGTCGTGTGACTTCAGCGGCTTCAGGAAGCGCAGGCGGATCGGGTTTTATAGTTAGATTAGCAGCCTCTGCAGGTCAGAGTGGTACGTATAACAGTCCTGGAAATGGATCAGCAGTTATGGCTTATATGTGTGCAGGTGGCGGTGGCGGTGGTCATGACCAAGGTTGTGCGGGACAAGGGCCTGCACGTCAAGGAGGAGACCCAGGGTATGGTGTTTACAGTGCTAATATCTCTCAACCTTTTTCAGCTTCATTCTCTGTTGCACCAGGAGGCAACGCTGGCACGAGTAGAAATCCTGGACCAGGAGGAGGAAACACAACCTTTCACAATTTCACCGCTAATGGTGGAACCGGTGGATCCGGTGGAGCTACTCCAGGTCCACAAAAAGTGGATGGCACACCTGGTAATGCTCCGGGAGCTACTGCAGATTACAGTAACACGTATGGTATAAAAACTGGTAACTTACGTTTAAGTTTCCAAACTGGTATTAAAGGTGGATCAGGAGCAGCTGGAAACGGTGGTTCACTACAAGTATTGGAGGCGTAAAATGGCAAAAGTAGTTTTTTTAAAATTTGCACCAAATGCACCTGGATCAATGTATGGTATAGCAAAGGATGATGTTGATTTAGCTTCTAAAGGTGTAAACTCATCTTATAAAATTGTAAGTATTACTGACGAACAGTATGAAGATTTAAGGTTGGGCAAAAAATCTGTTCATTATGATGACAACAATATTTTAGTTTGGAGTGATAATAATCAAGCTTACGATAGCTTAGAGGTTTTACAACAAACTGTAAATGATATGCAAGTACCACCTTTCCCTCATAATTCTAAAGCTGCGGGTTGTATTGAAGAAATGAAAACTAAAACATTTGATAATTATACATTCCCTCTTAGCCTACAATTTGGTGAAATAGCTGTGGATAAAGGGATAGATTGGGCTGCTGATTTCGAAATTTTTTAAAACTTATAAAGATTGTAATAAAATTAATATAATGTATATGTTAATTTATGGAAATCGAATTTTCTGCACATAAAGATTACTATAAATTAAAAGATAATTTTCCAACACCAATTAAATTTAATATACCTGAATGGTACAAAAAATTACCACACGGCACTAAAAGCCATAAACATATCTTTGACAGAACTATAAAAGGTTGTATGCCTTTTATGGAAACTTTAACTAATGGTTATTTGTTAAAAACACCAGTTGATTATCACATCAGACACGGCACGCAAAAAGATAAAAATGGAAAACCCATCACCATAGTTATGACTTCTTTGGAAATGTCTAATGAAAGATATTTTGATACCAAAGGTTTAAATATTGATATGGCGGATCCTCATCCAATAAATCAATTAGAGGGTTCCCCACAAGTAGAAAAAAATGGTAGGTTACCTTTTCCTAAGATTAGTAATCCGTGGCATATAAAAACACCTACAGGCTACTCTTGTTTATTTACAGATCCATTAAACAATAAACAACAAGATTTTTTCTCTATAATAAGTGGTATAGTTCATACTGATAGGCATCCATTAGAAGTTAATTTTCCCATAGTCATAAATCATGAAAAATACGGACACACCGATTTGACTATTGCAAGAGGCACTCCTTATGTGCAAATAATACCTTTTAAAAGAGATGATTGGAAAATGAAAATTACACCCAAAGAAACAGAAAAAGTATTAGGAAAAATTTGGAATTTGTCTTTTTTAAACAATTATAAGAACAAAATATTTAATAAGAATAAAACAAAATGGACATAAAAGAATTTATAATATTAAAAGAAGGATTTTTTGATTCAAGATCTTACGCTAAATTTTTAAAATTTGTAAAAAACGATTTGCAGTATTTTGATCAGGGAATAATAAATAATCGAGATAGAGGTGATATAAAAATAGATTCTAATTTAAGGAAAGTAAAAGGAGCAAGCTTAAATAATAATTGGGCTATTGTCCCTAATAAAGATGATACTTTTGCAATGACAAAATTGCTTTGGTATAATTTTCTTGTTCGTCAGTTTTCATATTTGTTAAATGAATTTTTTAGTAGAAATGACTCTCCAATAAAACATCATGACTATGATATGGATATTCAAGTTTTAAAATATGAAGATGATGGTCATTATCGCACGCACACAGATTATGCAAAAACAGCACCAAGACAATTTAGTTTTAGTTATATATTAAATGATGATTATGATGGGGGTGATTTTGAATTTCATTTACTTAACAAAGAAATATTAAAAGTAAAACCAAAAGCTAACTCTTGTCTTTTGTTTCCTAGCAATTTTATGTTCCCACATAAAGTTAATCCAGTAACTAGTGGAACAAGATATGTAGTAGTAGGATGGATGCCATAATGCAAGAACCCGTAATTATAAAAGATTTTTTATCTGAGGATTTAAGAAAGTATTTATCATTAGTTTCTAAAATATATTTAAGATCCAACAATATTGAGTTTGATCAACAAGACGGTGCAAATTCTTGTGCTCATCATGATTCATGGACTGATGCGATAGCTATAACATCTTTAAAAAAACTTAGAGAAATAACTAAAAAAAATTTAGAACCAACTTACGCTTATTTAAGAATTTACAACAAATATGCATATCTAGCAGAACACATTGATAGGGACGCTTGTGAGTATAGTGTGACTGCATTTATAGATTCATGCAATACTTATGATTGGCCTATAAAGATGGATGGTAAAGATTATTTTATCAAACCTGGTGAGGCAATTTTATATAAAGGGTGTGAATGGAAACATTCTAGGGACGAATTTTTAGGTGATTGGCATGCACAAGTTTTTTTACATTTTGTCGATATGAACGGACCAAAAGCTCAATCTATCTATGATGGTAGGAAAACCTTAGGAATACCTAAATACCCAGAATTTACCATAGGAAAAAGTTAAATGAAAATTATAATAGACAAGGAACAAAAAAAGGCCTCTTTGGTTTTTACAGATAATGAGATAGAAATATTAAAAAACAACAATAACAGCTTTGTTATAAGAAGTGAGGATTTACCACACTTTAAAAATCATTTGATGCATATTGTGTTTGAACTGTCCCAATCCACGCCAAATGTGCTATCTAGAGGCCATGAAGAGATTTCTTCTGAGGAAGTTACAAAAAAATAATAGATATGGTATAATATCTAATGCCATTAACAAACGTACAGATACAACCTGGGTTTAATAAACAAGTCACAGAGGCTGGTGCAGAGGGTCAATGGATTGATGGTGACTTTGTTAGATTTAGATATGGACTTCCAGAAAAAATAGGAGGTTGGGAGCAACTTTTAGCTTCAACTATTGTAGGAGCTGCAAGAGAACAATTTTCTTGGGCTGATTTGGATGGGAGAAGATATTCAGCCATAGGTACAAATAAAGTTTTAGTAGTTTATTATGAAGGATCATTTTACGATATAACTCCTTTAGACACTGCACTAACTGGTTGTACCTTTAATACCGTAAATACATCAGCTACGGTAACGGTTAACAAAGCAGCACACGCATTAGAAGCTGGAGATTTATTTACGTTTACTTCTGTAACTCCTCCAGTAGGCGCAGGATACTCTGCTGGAGATTTTACGACTAACACATTTCAAGTTGTAACTGTTCCTACAAATGACACCTTTACGATAACAATGGCCTCAGCTGCAGGGACAACGGTCAACGGAAGCGGATCTGCAGTTGTGAATCCGTATATCAAACCGGGATCTTTATCACAGACTTATGGATTTGGTTGGGGCACTGGAACCTGGAGTGGAGGACAACAAGTATTCTCTACATTAAATGGTTCGTTAAATGATGATGCTGCAGGAACTGGTGGTTCAGGGACATCTATAACACTCGCTTCAACAACAGGTTTTCCTACATCAGGCACTATAAAAGTTGGTGCTGAATTTATTTCTTATACAGGTATATCATCAAATGATTTAACTGGTATAACAAGAGATGCGGGTGGAACAAGATCTGCTCACTCCTCAGGTGCTGCAGTTCAATTTTTTACAGCTTGGGGAGAATCTTCATTATCTTCTACTTTAGCAATAGACCCTGCATCTTGGTCTTTGGATAATTTTGGTGAACAATTAATTGCAACTGTAAAAAATGGTAGATCTTTTTCGTGGAATCCAATTAACGCAGATCCTAATGCTCTAACAACAAGAGCTGTTATTATTTCAAATGCTCCTACTAACTCAGTCATGTCATTAGTTTCTGATAGAGATAGACATCTAATAATGTTAGGAACTGAAACAACAATAGGTACAGCTGGTTCACAAGATAAATTATTCATTAGATTTTCTGATCAAGAAGATATAACCGATTATACACCAACATCAGTAAACACAGCTGGATCTTTTAGATTAGATTCAGGAACAAAAATTGTAGGGGCTGTAAAAGGAAAAGACTATACGTTTATTTTAACTGATACATCTGCATACGTTATGCAGTTTGTAGGACCGCCTTTTACTTTCTCAGTAAGACAAGTAGGATCTAATTGTGGTGCTATTGGTCAACATTCTATAAGATATGTAAATGGTGCTGTTTATTGGATGGGTGAGTCGGGAGGATTTTTTGTATATGATGGCACTGTAAAATCTTTACCGTGTTTAGTAGAAGATTTTGTTTTTAAAACAACTGGTGATAATTTAGGTATAAATTATGATGAAGGCGAATCTGTATATGCGGGGTTAAATCATCTCTATGAAGAAATAACATGGTTTTATCCGAAGGATGGTAGTTCAGAGATTGATAGATGTGTAACCTACAATTATCAAGACGGAATATGGGCCACCGGATCTTTGAACAGAACTACTTGGATGGATGCCTCATTATACTCTAATGTTTACGCAACCGAGTTTGAATCAAGTTCAGTTCCTACTTTTCCAACAATACAAGGTGTAACAAATATTAATGGTGCAACGATTTATTATCAACACGAGACAGGTGTAGATCAAGTTGATGCGTCTGGAGCTAGAACAGCAATACCAGCTTTTATACAATCAGGCGATTTTGATTTAACAGTTGGTGGTGATGGACAAATGTTTATGAGTATAAGAAGATTTATTCCTGATTTTAAAGTATTAGAAGGTAACGCGAGAATAACAATTAATTTAAAAAGGTTTCCTGCACAAACGGCAGCCTCTTCTCCATTAGGACCTTTTACAATAAATAGCTCCACAGAAAAGGTTGACACTAGAGCTAGATCAAGATTTGCAAGTTTAAAAGTTGAGAATACAACTACTAATGAGAGTTGGCGATATGGTACATTTAGAGCCGACATACAACCTGATGGTATGAGATAATGGCAAGAATTGACATTGTTATACCTGAGCCATCTACTCAATATACAGAAGAGAATCAAAGACAAATAAATCAGTCTTTACGAACAATGCAAGATAAGTTAAACACATCTTATCAACAAGAACTTAAAAATGAACAAGACACATTTAATTATTTTTTATCATGACAATTCAATATAAAAACGCAGGAATAAATTTATCAAGCACTGGAACAACTTCTGTTCTTACCTCACCATCTGGAGCTAGATGTTTAGTTAAACAAATTCAAATAGATAATACATCAGGTAGCCCTGTTAATTTATCTGTGCAAGTAACTGATTCTTCAGCTTCATCAACATTTAGAATACACGGTAATCCGATTCCTGCAACAACAACTGTGAACATCATAAGTCAAACTTTAGTCTTAGAGGAGAGCGATGTTTTAAAAATGACAGCTGGAACAGCCGATGAATTACAGGGTATAATAAGTTATGCACAAATAGATAGATCTCAGGAAAATGGCTAAGAAAAAACCTTTATTTGGTGTTAACATATACCATCATCAAAAGCCTCGTAAAAGACCAGGAAGACATAAAAAAAGACTTTCAAAGTCAGAAAAAAGATCGTATAAGAAATACAACGGACAAGGAAGAAGATGACAGATTTACCTAAAATACCCGCTGAAGCTAAAGAAATTATTAAACATAAAAGAACAGGTAAAGTTTATGCAAACAAGGCAGAATTTGATGCTGATGTTGCTGATCCAAATACTGATACTACCATTGATGATTTCAGACAAGATTTAGAAATAAAAGTAACTAGGGTAAATATTGAAGCGTTTACAAAAAAATAATGGAACCTAGAGGCGCAACTGAAATACAACATGAGCTGTTAGAAAAATACGTAGCCAAAGACTTATTAGATAAAGTACAAATATGTACTTCAATACCAGGTAAAGTTCCATGGCACCCAAAAAAAATAAATATACTATGGCAGAAAAATTCATATGATCAAGGTAACCTACAAGAATTTTTTTTAAATAAAGACAGATTTAATGAGTATGATTGGTATGTTTTTAACTCACATTGGAATTATGAAAAGTTTAGATACTTTTTTCAAATACCAGAAGATAAAAGCGTTGTAATAAAAAACGGTGCTGATAATTTTCCTAAAAGAAAAGTATATAAAAAAGGAGATCCTATTAGAATTATACACCATTGCACACCTTGGAGAGGATTAAATGTGCTTTTACTAGCAATGCAGATGTTAAGAAACAAAGATATCACATTAGACGTGTATAGCTCATGTGAAGTTTATGGTAGTGAGTTTGCAGAGGGTAATGAAAAAGCTTTTAAACCTTTATATGAACAAGCCTCATCTTTACCTAATGTTAATTATATAGGTCATAAATCACATGAATATATCAAAGAGCATATTTCAGATTATGACTTGTTTGTTTATCCATCAATATTTGAAGAAACATTTTGTGTGTCAGCTTTAGAGGCGTTAGCTGCGGGCCTACATGTAATTACGACCAATTTTGGTGCTTTACCTGAAATTTGTTCAGAGTGGCCTGTATATGTCAACTATACTAAAAATCATGAACTTTTAGCTGAGTCTTTTGCTCATGCAATAGATGCCTCAAAAGTTTATTTGCATGAGGATGATATGCAAAAATATTTAGATGATCAACAAAAGTTTTATAAAAAATTTTATAGTTGGGATAGAAAAGGCTCTGAGTGGACTAATTTTTTAACAGGGGCTATTCATGCCAAACGATAAATTTATTAATAAAGATACTTATCAAACTATACAAAAAGTAGAAGTGCAATCAAATTTTGACTTAGCTATTAAACCATTATGGAAAAAAGAAGGAAATACGGTAAAAGAAAAAACTAAATATTCAAAAAAAATACTGGTCGGTACACCTGTTCATAGTGATGTATCATTGCACTACACACAGGCTTTATTAGAATTTCAACAAGAGTGTTTTAAAAAGAAAATAGGTTTAAGCTTTTCACTTATTAAATCATCTTTAGTAACTCAAGGTAGAAATCTTTGTGTTGCTAGTTTTTTAGAGTCTGATGCTACACATTTATTATTTATTGATTCAGATATTTATTTTCAAGCAAAGTCAATCTTTTCAATGTTACAAGCTGATAAAGATGTTATTGGAGTTCCTTATCCTTTGAAGACTTTAATGTGGGAAAAAGCATTTAAAAAAATGCAAGAGAATAAAATTAAAGTACCAGATGATATTAGAAGAGCTCTACACACATATCCAATGAAAGTTCCTGATACTAAAAACATTAATCTTAACAAAGGTGTAATGGAGGTAACAGATGCTCCAACAGGCTGTATGTTAATTAAAAGATCAGTTATTGAAAAAATGATTGAAAAATACCCTGATAAAAAAATAGTGCAAAAGACCATAATAAATGGTGAATATGTTGATAAACCTAATATGTGGAATTTTTTCGATACAACACATGACCCAATAGAAAAGACATTTTTAGGGGAGGACTTTTCATTCTGTCAGTTATGGACCAATATAGGTGGTAAATGTCACGCTTATGTTAATGATTCAATAATACATGTTGGTGAACATCAGTATCAGGGTCGTTTCTACGATGAGTTGATTATAAACAAGTAAAATGCTATTATTCTTTCTTTAGATCTAAAAGGAGTAAATAAATAATGTTGAATTTCTTACCTTACGCTTTGGCTGCTTACGGTGGTTACCAAGGCTACAAAAGGAATAAGGAAGCGGGAGCTTCAGGTTTAAATAGAATATTAGGTGGAATAACTGGAGCTGCAGCAGGTTATTATGGAGGCAAAGGTTTACTTCAAGGTGGATCAGCTTTAAATGTTCCTGGCTTTAAAGCGGCTGCAGATCAATTTACACCTTTTACACAGATACCTGGTATATCACAAATGTTACCGCAAGTAATGCGAGGACAACAAGCTTCTAATGTATTGCAAGCAGGTGCTGGCACAGGAGATGCTGGTGTAGCGGAGGCAATTGCAGCGGCTGATAGAGCAGCTTTAGCAAATCAAACTGCCCAAACTACCCAATCAAGTCCTTCTAATTTTTTACAAAAATTATTAATGAGAAAAAGATTTGAGGATGGAGTTGATACAGGAGAAATGGAATTAAGCCCAGGTAAACTAGGCACAGCAATAGCCGCAACTACATTTTTGAGTGGGGCTTTTGATAGAAAACCACAAGATATATACACTCCAACATATAATGTTGGTTACGCAGAATTTGCAAAACAAAGACCTAAGTTTTCTTATATCGATCCTACCACAGGAGTTGAAAAACCTTATGATGATATTTTTATTCCTGAAGCAAATCAACCAGCAGGACAAATGATGTTAGGCCCATATGCTTTAGCAAAAACAACATTGAAAGAGGGTGGTTTAGCAACCATTCCAAAATTTAATCAGGGTGGTATTAATTATCTACCATCAAAAGTAAGTCATGATGAGAATGATGCAAATAATTATGTGAGAGCTTCAGGTTATGTTGAAGACGGATCAGGTAATGGAGATAAGGACGAAGATACAATGTTAGCTCAATTAGCAGACGGTGAGTTTGTAACAAGAGCAGATGGAGTATTAGGTGCTGGAATCCTAGCTGGAGGTAATCCCAACAGTATGAAGGACATGAGAGAAAAAGGTGCCCAATACTTCTATGAACAACAAAAAAGATTTAAAAGAATCTTTGATATTATAGAAGGTAAAAATGCAAAAAACAGCCCGATTAATTAAACCAAGAGTTAGTATAGTTCCTGTGCAACCAACTGAAGTAGCTAAATATTGGTTACTTGCTGAGTTTATGGTCAAAGAGGCTTTAAAGTATTCTGGTCAATACGCAGATTCAAAACACATTTATGATTTGCTTTTAACAGATCAAATGCAAATGTTTATTATGTTTGGTAATGATGAATATGATCACAATAAAGTGTTTGGTATTGCAATAACTAGAATAGGGGAACTACCAAATTATAATCAACTAGAGATAGTTATCTGTACTGGAACTCGAAGAGAACTATGGGAAGATAAACTTGTAGAAGAAATTACAAAATTTGCAAAACAGAATGATTGTAAAAGAATGTGTATTTGGGCTAGACCTGGTTGGGAAAGAGTATCAAAAAAATGGGGATGGGAGAAAAAACACGTACAATTAGTAAAGGATCTTAAATGAGTTTTGTTAGTAATATTTTAGGTGGTGGCTCACAACCACAACAAAGTAGTGGTGGTGGTGCGCCTTCAACAACAACATCTTTTGTTAGAGAAGCTCCAGGAATTGAGGAGAGAAAAATTGAATTAATGGATTTAGCAAGACAGGTCGCACAAAGACCTGTTGACCTACCTGATATTCAAGTTGCACCATTTAGTGCGTTAGAACAACAAGCATTAACGGCTGCTGGACAAACAGGAGTTGGTGCAGGTACAACAACATCGGGCATCGGACAAATTTTAGCGGCAGCGCAACCTATTGGTCAACAACAAATAGGACAGTTCATGAATCCTTACGATCAATTTGTAACGAATGAAATTTTAAGACAAGGTGCTGGTATGCAAAATCAATTGGCTGCACAAGCTGTAAGAGCAGGAGCTTTTGGTGGTGGAAGAGAAGGTGTTCAACAAGCTGAATTACAGAATAGAATATTAGGTCAAATAGGGCAGGCTAGACAACAAGGTTTTGATCGTGCATTAGGTGCAGCTCAAGATCAGCAACGTGTGGGTTTAAGTGCAGGCCAACAGTTATTAGGTGCAGGACAAGTGCAACAAGCAATGGCCGGTCAAGATATTGCAACAATGCTTGGTGCAGGTGGATTACAAAGACAACTTGCTCAACAAGCTTTAGATGCTCAAAGACAAACAGAATTACAACAGGCTTTTGAACCTTATCAACGAGCAGAATTTTTATCTAACATTTATGCTGCTGGACCAAAATCGCAATCTGGAATAACTGCAACAACTGCTCCGCAACCAAGTCCATTAGCACAATCTATTGGAGCTGGTTTAGGTGCATTCACAGCTTTCCAAGGAATGCAACCTAACTAAGATGCACTATGAACAAAGTATTAAACAGACCTTTATTTAGAAAAGCTGCCCTAAAAAAAGGGTACATAAAACCTATTAAGGCTTTTGATGGCAGGTTTATTGGTCCTATGCCTTTCTCACCACCTGCTGTAACTAGTAATACTGGGATTATGGTAGGGCAACCAAGAACTTCACCACAAGTCCCAGCTTTAAGAAAGCCTCCTAGTTTTTTAGAAAGACTTTCAGTAAGACCATCTGCTCGTTTACTAAAAGAGGCTTTTAGCATACCAGTTTCTGTGGGTTTTCAAGCAGGTGATAAAGTTGCTGATGCTTTTGGTATGGATCCGGGATTTAATGTTGGTAGAGTTGGATTACAAACTTTAGGTTCAGTAGCAGCAGCGAGAGCATTACCAGGTCTTGCAGTAGGCTCAATTGGTGCAATTCCTACTTTGGTAGGTTTAGGAACTCTTTATGGAATACAAAATAGAATAAAAGCCGGTATTGACGAAAGAAAAAGAATCAAAGCTATGAGTCCTGCAGAGTTAGCTGAATTTAAAAGATTAAATAGAGCAAGAGCATTAGGTGGAGAAGCTGATGTAAGTGAACAAGATTTGTTAGGTAATTTTGTGCCAAAACCAAAGAAAAAAGAGACAACAAAAATAGCAACGCAAGCTAGTCCAGGTGCAGGTAGACCAGGTTTTAAAGGAAGAGATAAAAGTTTACAGGATATGGGACCACAAGACCAACTTGCTGATCAACAATATGCAGGTGCAGGAGAGGCAGATTTAAATAAAATACAAGGCGATACGATAGGCCCAAATCTACCTGACCCTAGAGATCAAGTTAAAGTAGCAGTTGCAGAGGTTGAACAACCAAAACAACCTAAAACCACAATAGAAAAGGCAGCTACTAAAGATATTAATAAATCTACAGCGAACACAATTCAAACTGGTGGTGCATCGGATGATCCAGTATTTAATCAAAACATAAAATTAGCAAGACAGTATTTTGATGAATTAAATAAAGGTCAAAGTTCACAAGCAAAATTAATATTTTTATCTAATCTAGCATCTGGATTATTAACAGGTACAACTACAAGAGGTGGTATTGGAGGTGCTTTAGAAGTATTTGGTCAAGCACTTGGCCCTGCAGTAAACAATATGGTCACTGTTAAATTAAAGGAAGGTGAGTTAAGAGCTAGAAGAAGAGAAACATCATTAAACGCTGCATTAGAGCACATGGAATTTATTAATCAAGGAGCGGCTAGACCTGATATAGATGATAGAGGTGTAATACAAATAAGAGGCGAAGATGGCGTATTGAAAAATTATAGAGGTGTTTTTGGAAAAGATGGAACTGCTTATTTATTTGGTGGATTAGGAGCAGACGGCAGAGAAGTTTTAATTCCAATTCAACAACAAGGTAATATTGTTGATTCAAATGGTAACGTTCTAGGATCTTTTGAGGACTTTAAGTCTCAAAAAGACTTAGGTGCTAGACTTTTTGATCTACAAGATATTTTAGGTAATAGATATAATGCATTATCTGTAACTCGTGATGTTTTGAAAACTCTTGGTCAAGAAGATATGCAAGGAGAAAAACCAAAAGCTGGTGCTGCATTAACTGTTGACACATTTGTAAGAAGATTTACGGGAGTTGTTAAAGAATTAGCAGGAGCTAATGTAATGGATGATATATCAACTTTAACAGAATCTCAACTTCAATCTAAATTAGATCAATATTATCAACGTGAATTACAAGCTATTGAAAGATCTGATTTAAGTGACAAAGAAAAAGAAAAAGCTAGAGAAGAAATAGATAAAGATAGCTTACTTAAAGCAGCTAGAGATAGATTGAAAAAAAGAGGTTTATTCTCAGGATTAAGTAGAGAAGAGCAAGAAAAATTAGCCGTACAAGAGACAACTTTAGTTTATGCACTTGCTAACACCTTTAAAGATCAAGATAGATTGACCCAAAGAGATATTAATGCTGCAAGAGAAATTGTTAACATATTTTCTTTAAGAAGATCTTCTAAGGATGTTGAAGCGTCTATCAAAGCGATAGGTCAACAACTTGAATCTGATATTAGAAGAACAGAATCATTATATAGAGAAGCTGGTGGACTAGAAGCAACTATTTTACGATTAAGAAAATTAGCTGAATTTGAAACTTTTGGTCAAGGTGCAGTTCCACAAACGTTGTTTAAAGATTTCACTCCTGCGGAAATTGAGGAAGGTTTACAAGGAGTACAATTATAATGGCAACTTTAAAAGAAATTGAAACAGCGATTCAAAATAAAACTTTTGATCCATTAAAATTAAATCAAAGACAAAGAAATTTAGTTGATACTGCAATTGATAAAGGTTTAATAAAAGGTCCAAAGACAGATCAAATTATACAAGAAAGGGCCGGAGCGACTAGGGATGTGCAAACTCTAAAAGCAGCACAAGAAAATCCAATAGGTGTAAGACTACAACAAGAGCAAAGCAAATTAGATGGTAGAAGTGAGGCTATACTAGCAGGTGATTTAATTGGAAGTATAACACCTTATGTTACACAAAGAAAAAAAATATTTAGTGAAGCAAAATCAAAAATACCAGGTAATAAATATACAGGTCTTTTTGCAAGAACAAATAAATTTAAAAATATGGCTGATAATTTAACTAATAGATTACCAGGTAGATTTAAATTGTTTGGAGGTGCTCTAAAAGTTTTAGCAAAAGCTGCCGATCCAACAATAGGTAGAATAGTAAACAGTCCTCTAGGCAGAACAGAAATTATGTCTGTATTAGGTGGATCTGTTGGTGCTGGGGCAGGATCTATAACGTATGATATGTTAAATGAAACAGCAGGTGTTTACGCCATGGACGCGATCCAACAAGATTTAAAAGATCAAACCCCAAGAGAAGTTAACACTAACATGCTATCAAATGCTATGGACGCAACATTTACGGCATTAGCATGGAATGCAGGGGCTGCAACACTTACTCCATTTATATTTAAGGGATTGGGTAAGGTTGCTAGATTATCTATTGGTGCTAAATCACCAGACTCCAAAGAATTAGTTAATATAGCAAGAGAAAAAGGTTTACCATTACCATTGGTTATGACGGCAAGAGAAAACGTAGGTTTATTAGGTGGTTTTTCAAAAAGTTTTTTTAAAGTTGTCGGTATATTTCCATTTATTTCAGGAATTGGTAAGGAGGCTTTACAAGGTGCAGAACAAAAAGCAGGTAGAGAGTATTTAAACAATAGTGTTTTAAATTATGGACCGTTAGTAAAAACTGGCCTTTTATCTGCTTCTATCATTAAACAAGCTGATGAAGCTTTCAAAGCAAACTCTGCTTTAATTAATTCATCTTACAGAGGATTTGAAACTCTAGCAAATACAATTAGAAACCCAAGAGTGATACCAACCACTAAATTAAAAGAGGTAACTGCAGAATATATAGAGGGTTTAAAGGCACAGTTTCCACAACTAAGAGCATATGCGGAGGACGCATTAGGAGCACTTCCTGTTAAAGATATTGCTAAACTTACAAACATAGGTGATCCACTTGCAAATTTTATGAGGTATGCAAACAGCGTAGATGAATTTATTACACCTACAGAATATAAAGGATTAATTACTACTCTTAATAGAGCTATAGAGGGCACAACATATCAAAACATAAGACCTACACTATGGTCAATAAGAGAAGCATTAGAGAATGATTTAAACGCATTTGGTAGTAAAATTACAAAAGAAACTTTTATGAAAGATGAATTATTTAAAGAGGGTTATGAAAATTTAATTAAAACATCTGGTAAAGCTGCAGCTGATGCAGACTTAAATTTTATTTTAAAAGAATCCGAAAAATTAAAGGATCAATTATATAGAGCTAATGATGTTTTTGCTACTTTAATGAATTTTTACCAACGTGCAGGTATAACAGGTGTATTTAGAAAATACGATGCAACAAAATTTACCAACAAAGCTTTAGCAGGCATTGGTGGTATAGAAAGAAAAAAAGCACAAAGATTTTTTAATGATCTTGCAAACGATGTGTTTACACACGGTGATAGCACAGCAATTAAACAATTTAGACAAATAATAGGTGCAGATAGAATTGTATCCAAAAAAACAGGTGCACAGATTGGAATAACAAAAGGTGGAGGACAAGCTTTATATAATGCATCAAAAGCAAGGTGGATGTGGAATTCATTTATTAAAAGCTTTGAGTCATCAAGATCTCCTGCTGGTCAAAAAATGTTAGATGAAATAATGAATGATTCTGCTGTAAAAGCCGGTGTAAATGGCACTGTGGATGTTATGGAGTCTATGGTTCAAAAACGAATCGGAACAGATGAAGTTTTAGATTTTAGTATTGATAAAGTAAGAAGAGGAGATGGAATATTTGATGCAACAAAAATTAGATTTAGTCCAAGAGATACAGCTGGTTTTCAAATTAATACTTTTTTAAATAAACTTGGCATTGGTGACATCACAGACGATGTTGCAAGAGAAAAATTAATTACAATTTTAGGTGGTAGAAAAAACGCTCAAGAGTTTGAAAGATTTATAACTTATATGAAAGCTGTTTCAGATACACCAATAGCAGATACATCTACCTTTATGCAAAGAAGATTTCAATTAGGTGGATTAAACTCTTTAACTGGTACATTAGTTTTAGGAGGATCTGCAGCAGTAAACCCTTTTGCACCTGCTTTATTTATTTTATTAGCAAGAAGAGCGGGTCAAATACTTACTGATCCTGTTGCAATGAGAGCTTGGAATGATGCTCTAAATCCTGAAGAACAAATAAGTGTACTTATGGGAAAAAAATTAGGAGATGGTGTGCCTGGAGTTCTTGGTATAGGTAGAAGATATTTTAAAGGAAGAGATATACAAACTATAGCTAATGTAGCACAGACACCAAGTGTAGTGGGTAGATTAGGTCTAACACAAAAGCGAGAGGCATTTGCAAGAATAATGAATTACTTACATGAAAACGATTCTGATGTACCAAGAGTTCGTGCACAAGATGTTACCCCTGAGGAGATTACTGATAGACTATTACAATTAGATAGTAAAGTTCCAGATCCTATTTATGATGAGAACACAATACCTAAAGAAAACTTTGAAACTATGTTTGCGCAAGATTATTCTGGTACATCTGGTAATATCGACATAGATAATGATGCAGTAACATTTCTAAGACAAGCAACGATAAATGAAGCTGATACAGAAGAGCAAGAAAAACAAATTGAGGGTGATGAAAGAGGTTTGATAACAGAAGATCTTGAGTTAGAAAATCCTGTTCAACAACCACAACCTCAAGCACCAACACCACCGAACACCGGACAAGTGACACAACAACAAGTTGCAGGTTTATTTCCTGATGACAATTTAAGTCAATTAATTGCACAAAGGAGAACACGTGGCTAAAAAATCAGCGTTACAAAAAATAGAACATCATGAAAGAATTTGCAGGTACATGCAAAAACAAACATTCGAAAGAATTGATAGAATGGAAGCAAGAATAGCTAGAATGGAAAAATTTATTATATGCGCTATGGGTGCAATTCTTTTAGCTGTACTTTCTAATCATATGTAGTATCAATGCTACATGAAACTTCTCAAAAAATATTCATACAAACATTACAATAGATTTTCAGACACAAACGGTAGAAAGTATTTAGTAGATAATATTAAAGTTCCAAGTGTAACTACAATATTATCCGCAACAAAAGATATGACACAATTAAATGATTGGCGTAGAAGAGTTGGTAATGAGGAGGCAAATAGAATAATGAATCAGGCCTCAACAGTTGGAACAGAAATGCATAAAGTTTTAGAGTATTATCTTACTGGCCAAGGTTATTACAATATGATGGACGAAGGAACAAAACCAAGGATGATGGCGAAAACCATTTTGGACAATATCAAAATTGATGAGGTTTGGGGTAATGAAGTTAGTCTTGAATATCAAAACAAATTCGCTGGAACTTGTGATTTAACGGCTGTAGCCTATGGAAAACCAAGTATTATCGATTGGAAACAATCTAATAGACCAAAAAAGGAAGAGTGGGTTGATGATTACAAACATCAATTGGGTGCCTATTATTTAGCCCATACAGCCAATTACGGCCCCATAGAGCAGGGGGTAATAGCTATTTGCACCCGTGACCTCAAATATCAAGAGTTTAAGCTCTCAGAGGCTGATTTGAAGGAATACGGAGATAAGTTTTTGAGTAGATTAGAAAAATTTAACAAACTACAACAACCAGCTTCTTAAGTCTTCTTCTCCCAAAGTTTTTGCCGCAATTTTGCCTTTATTGATTAAGGACTTCATAATGGCCTCATCTAAAGTATTTCTAGCCACAATATCAATATACACAACTGAACCCTTTTGGCCCATTCTATGGGCTCTATCTTCAGATTGCATTCGTACCTCTAAATTATAATTATTTGAGAAATATATTACAGTATTACAAGCAGTAAGAGTTAGACCAAAACCCCCAGTTGTTGGATTAATTACTATAAATCTTGTGTTTTTATCCTCTTGTATTCTTTTTACCGCATTAGTTCTATCCTCAACATTTACAGCACCATATATACTTACTGTGCTATTTTTGCCATATTTGTGTTGCAAAAATGCAACAATCTCATTTATGTTATAAATATAATTAGCAAAAACAATTATCTTACCATCAGTTTCATCTATTATTTCTTCTAAAGCGTTTAACTTTTGTTTATGTAATTGCATTATTTCACCATCATCATTTTTGGTAAATCCATTGCATACTTGATGAAGTTTTATTATCTCAGTTAGTTTATTAGAAAAAGAGATAGTGCTGTTTTCTACTATAGCTAATGCGTGAACTCTAAGTCTTTCATATAATGTTTTATTATCTCCTTCTAAATCAATATATCTTTTTTGCCTTATTTTTGGTTTTAAATCTAAACATTGATCTTTTCTTATCCTAGTTGAAAATGTTTTTAATTTATCTTCTAATTCATCTAATCTTTTGTAGTATTTAGGTATTGATATAAACCTACCTGAGCCAACAGGAATATCACCCATTTCTGCATATCTATTTCTAAAAGTTAAATAACTAGTAAACCCTAAAAGTTGTGGATTTAAAAATTGACATTGTGTATATAAATCTAATGGAGATTTTGTTATTGGTGATCCTGTTAGGATACGTCTTATATGGGACAATGATCTTAATTTTAAAATGTTTCTTGATCTTTTTGCTGTTCTATTTTTTATGGTTGTTGATTCATCCAATACTACAAAATTTGATGTATTTTTAGATAAATAATCTACACAAGCATCTAATCCCCTTTTAGTTGATAATGCTTCTACGTTAATTAGAAAGATTCTAAAGTCTTGTGATTTATTTAAACCCACGTAATCTTTAGGTTTATCAATATTCCACTTATATATTTTATATTTTATTTCATTTGGTAAGTGAATTTGTATCTCATTCTCCCATATAGTGTATACAGATTTAGGTGCAATAATTAAAACTGCTTTAATTTTCTTTGTAAAATACAAGTAAGCAAAATTATCAATGGTTACTTTTGTTTTACCTGTGCCCATTTCCATAAAATATGCCCATTCTTTTTGATTAGCAGATTGATTTAATGCACTACGTTGATGTTCGTAGGGTTTTGTTTTGTAAGGGTATTTCCACATCTAAAATATTTATAATTTTTTATTTGCAAAATTCAAGAAGATAATTTAAGAGTCGTGCAGGAGGAAAATATGGATATAGAAAAAATGTCATCCATTGACATTAGTCAAGAAAATGTAAAATCAATTTCTGAAAAATGTCAAAAACTCAAAGATCTCCAACGCACATTCAAAGATAAGGAAGAACAACTTAACAAACTCAAATTTGATATTCGAGATTTGGAAGAGAGAGTTATTCCTGAAATGATGCAGGAATCAGGTGTATCATTACTTAAATTAAGTGATGGTTCACAGGTAGAAGTAAAACCATTTTACGCTGCTAAAATTCCTGAGTCTAGAGTGGACGAAGCATTTGGTTGGTTGCGAGATAACGGTTATGAAGATCTGATTAAAAATACCGTTACTGCTTCTTTTAACAGAGGGCAGGACAATCAAGTTGCAGAACTTATTAAAGTTTGTGAGGAACATAACTTTACTTATAATAAAAAAGAAAAAGTGGAGCCCATGACTTTGAAAGCTTTTGTAAGGGAACAAGTTGAAGGTGGAAAAAAATTACCTTTTGATTTGTTTGGAGTATACATCGCAAATAAAACTAAAATAACAATCAAGGAGTAAAAATGTCAATAAAGAGTAACGTGAAGATGAAAGAAGAACCAGTGACAGGTACTAACGTAGACGTAAAAAAGACTGGCGCAATTGCAAATGTTAATATTGAACAATTTGCAGATACGGGATTTGATAATGTAGACTCAAAAAGTTTAGCATTACCATTTCTTAAGGTGTTGGGACAACTATCACCACAAGTTACACAGGGCGATAGTGCATTCATTCCACAAGCGAAAGCAGGAATGATTTACAACACAGTAACAGATGAATTATATGATGGTGCTAAAGGCATATCAGTAATACCTTGTTACTATAAACTTGAGTATCTAGAATGGCAGGATCGTGATAAAGGTGCAGCCGCACCCGTAAATGTTTATCCAGCTGATTCGGATATTATGTCTAAAACCACTAGAGGTGATGATGGTAAAGATAGATTACCTAATGGTAATTATATTGAAGAAACTGCATCACACTACATTATGATTTGCGAAGAGGATAAAAACTCAACAGCACTCGTAACAATGAAATCCACTCAAAGAAAAAAATCTAAGAAGTGGAATTCTATGATGATGGCACTAAGACAAAAGAGAGCAAACGGTAAGGGTCATTTTAGACCTGCACCATTCACTCAACTATTCATTATGAAAACTGTATTAGAAAAAAATGCAAAGGGATCATGGTTTGGTTGGGAAATAGAACATCAAGGTACAGTACCTAACGAAGATGTTATGAAAATGGCTTACGAATTTTACGAAAGCTGTAAAAAGGGAGCTGTAAGAGTATCTCATCAACAAGAAGAACAGGCACCAAAAACACCGTTCTAGTTTATGGACCTACTTGACAAAACCCTGGAGGAGTTTATAGAACTCTTCCAGGGCTCAAATACATATTTTGGAGTTTCTAAGCCTACAGGAAAAAAAAATTCTAAAGGTAAAGCAGAATTCAAACATTGGTTAGAACCTTCTTCAATGACAACGGATCATTGGAAACAACATTTAAAAGGAGAAGCATATTATGGGAGTGTTCCCATTCGAGATGATAATACATGCAATTGGGGGGTCATCGATGTTGATCGTTATAATATACAGCATAAGGAAGTTATATCGACAATTCGTAAAAGGAGATACCCACTAGTACCATATAGATCTAAATCTAATGGATTGCATTTAATACTACACATAGATGGTGTTGTACCAGCATCTTCTATGAGAAAAAAATTAATTGAAATAGCCTCTGATCTAGGCATTAACGATACCACAACTGATATTTTCCCAGCACAAGATGAAGTAGATTTAACTCCTGAAAAATGGGACGAAAAAAGAAAAGGTAATTTTGTAAATTTACCTTACCAAAAAGCAAATATGACAACAAGAGTTGCTATGGATAATGATGGTAACTCAATAAAATTAGAAGATTTATACGAATTTGTAAAAACATTTAGGGTAACTCCAATAGAATTTAAAAAAATTAAAATTTTCCAAGATGATGAAACAAAAGATTATCCACCTTGTGTAATTAATTTTATGAAAAATAAGGTACAAAAAGGTGAAGGTAGAAATGATGCAATGTTTAACGTTGCAGTATTAGCTAAAAAAATTAATCCCGATCCTATTATGTATGAAGAGTGGACAAGAGAAATGATGCCCAAAGTTTGTTCTGAAAAGTTACATCCGAAAGAACTTCAAGCAATTTTTAAGGGGGTAGAAAATAAAGATTATGCCTATAAATGTAAAACATCTATAGCAAGAATGCATTGTGTATCTAGTGAATGTATAAAAAGAAAATTAGGAATAGGAGCTAATGAGGCTTTGCCTGAGGTTGGTAAGTTATTAAAAGTTAATTCTTATCCCGAACCTTATTGGATACTTCCCATACAAGGTAAATCTATTAGACTTTCAACTAAACAACTTTATCAACAACAATTACTTGGTGAGCAATTGTTAAATTTTGACATAGTATGGAGACCATTAAAACCTACTAAAAGAGACCCCGATCCTTATAGGGATTGGTTAGATGAGTTAATATCTAATAAACAAGATATGGAAGGGTATGATGCAGGAGAAGAAAGAGAAGATGTGTTTAATTCTAGAATGGCAAGATTTTTGGAAGATGTTGAGGATACTACAGAGTTTGATCAAATAGATTCTGGAAACATTTGGAAAGACGATATGTCAATGAGATTTAAATTAGAGACATTTAGATCATTTATGAAAAAAATGGGTTATAACTGGAATGAAAAAGAATGCACAAGATTTTTAGAACAAGGCGGAGCACAACCAAAAAAGAAATTTCAAAACTTAGACTCAAGACATTGGTTGGTTGCTTTACCAAAGCAAATAGAGCACAAAAATAAAGATGTCAAATTTACTAAAAAGAAAGCTGCGTGGGAAGACAATTAAAATATTTGGACCCCCAGGAACTGGAAAAACTGAAAATTTACTCAAGAGAGTCCAGCGTTATCTTAAACAAGGTTACTCTCCCGATGAAATCTGTTACATATCATTTACCAACAAAGCAGTTGATGAGTGTGTTGCAAGAGTCAGAAAAAGATTTACCAATTATGACGAAGATGACTTCAAGTATTTTAGAACGTTACATTCTTTGGCCAGACAACAGTTTGCTGAGATTCCCGTTCTAGATCCAAAGGCAGATCTACTTATGTTTCATACACAGTATGGAACTGTGAAAGTAAAATATAAAGACACGTGGGATGATCAAAAAGTATTTAACAATTGGTCCTTACAAATTTATGATAGAGCAAGAAATATGAAAGTTGATCCTGTATGGTTGTATAAACAACAAACTAGAAAAGCTGTTAGATTACAACAATTCAAATCAATTATAAATGGTTACGAAGAATTTAAAACTATGGAACTTGAAACAGGAGAACGAACACCGGACAGATTAGATTTTACCGATATGGTTGAAAGATATATTACAAAAGGATTAGTAATACCTTTTAAAGTATTGATGGTGGATGAAGCACAAGATCTTACTCCTTTACAATGGGATATGGTTGTCAAGATAGCTAAACAAGTTGATAGAGTGTATATTGCAGGAGACGATGATCAAGCTATCTATGAATGGAATGGTGCTGATGTAACTTTATTTCAAACGTTTCCTGGTAAATCCTTGGTTTTAAAAAAATCAGTAAGATTAAATAAGAACGTGCACTTCTTTTCTAAATGTTTGTTACATTCTATGGGCGATAATAGGGTGCAAAAAGAATTTTATTCTAATGGTAAAGACGGAAAGATTTATCGTTGGAACAATTTAAAAAAGATACCTTGGGACCTAGAGGGTAGTTGGATGGTCTTAGCGAGAATAAACGATGTAAAAAAAGAATTACAAGAGGAGGCTAAAAATCTAGGTTTATATTTTCAAGATGTTAAAAATAACAAATCATTTGATCCGAATCAGTTCTTAGCTATACAGTATTGGGAAAAAATAGTTGACGGTGGTAGCATAAACCGTGAAGAGGCCTGTGTGATGTATGAGTATTTGTTGAATATTGACCACGGATACCGGTCACAGGACAGCAAAAAATGGTCGTTTGCCCACCCAAATCAAGTGTTTACTTTTGATGAATTACATTTAAGATGTGGTATGCGAGACGAAAAATCTTCATGGAAACAAGCATTTAAAAGAAAATTTAAGGAAAAAGATAAAAAATACTTCTACAGATTAATGAATGAAGGAGTTGACTTAAATTTACCTCCTAAAATTATTATAGATACAATACATCAAGTAAAAGGTGGAGAAGCTGAAAATGTTGTTCTTGCAAGTAAATGTAATTTTCCGTCTCACTACGATAAAAAAAGTTTAACAGAAAAAGTAAAAGAACTTAGAGTTTGGTATACAGGAGCAACAAGGACTAAAAAAACTTTACATTTGTTAGGCACATACCATCAATATCATTTTCCATTGGGAAAATATTTTAATTTATATGAGGCAAATTATGTTTAAAAAAGAAATACTAGACGCATTAACAAAGAGATATAATGCACAAATATCAGAGGCAAAAACTACAATAAATATATATTTAGAAAAACCAGTAGGTATAGGCGAGCATCCACAACATATTGATGAAGTAGATAAATTAGTTAATAAAGTAGCAGAAGCAGAGGATAAATTAGCTGTTTTAGGGAGACTTAAATGATGACAAATAAAGATATGTTTGATGATATTTTTCCACAGGATAAACAAATTGGAGGATCACACTATAAATTTTTTACAATTCAACCCTTTGAATTTATATCTAAGAATGAGCTCACGTTTTTCCAAGGGAACGTGATAAAATACGTTTGTAGATATAAACACAAAAATGGAGTTGAGGATTTAGAAAAAATAAAACATTATTGTGATTTAGAAATTAAAAAATTAAAAGATGCAAAGAAAAAATAAATGTGATGAGTGTGATAGAAACGGAGTTGTAGTTGAAAACAAGAAAATTTATTGTGCTGAGTGTTATATGTTTAATAATGATATTCTTCCCCGTATCGTGCGTTCAACTAAACGAAAACGTCAGCATAAATCCATTAACTATAATAAAACACTTCACTAACAAAAAATGACATTTGGATATGGACTAGGTATGTTTTTAGTGGGTGTGATTGTGATAGCAATAATATTAACAGTAGGTTATTACATAATAAATAAATGACTCATCAATTAAATTTTATATATAATGATAGCGATTGGGTATGTCCTAATGAATATCCCGACTTATCACAAGCAAAAGAAATAGCAATAGATTTAGAAACTAAAGATCCTAATTTAAAAAGTAAGGGTTCAGGTTGGGCCACGTTTGATGGCCACATCGTGGGGTTTGCAGTGGCTGCGTTTGACAAACAATGGTATTTCCCAATAGCGCATGACGCTGGTGGTAACATGGATCTTGGAATAACCACAGCATGGATGCAGGACGTTTTAAAAACACCCGCAACAAAAATATTTCATAATGCAAGTTATGATGTGGGTTGGTTGCTTGTGAATGGTTTTGAAATCAAAGGTAAAATTGTAGATACTATGATAGCCGCAGCTTTAGTGGATGAAAATAGGTTTAGTTTTAGTTTAAATGCTTGTGCTAAAGATTGGTTAGGTGAATTAAAAAATGAAACGTTTCTAAATGAAAAGGCTAAAGAGTGGGGTATTGATGCCAAGCAAGATTTATGGAGATTACCTGCAGGTTATGTTGGTTTTTATGCTGAGCAAGACGCAGGGTTAACTTTAAAACTTTGGCAGCATCTAAAAACAGAAATAAGTAAACAGAGTTTGCATGATGTTTGGGATATGGAAATGGAGTTGCTTCCTATTTTAATTGAAATGCGTAGGACAGGTATACGTGTTGATGAGGAAAAAGCACATTTATTAAAAAAAGAATTTAAGGGTAAAGAAAATACTGTATTACATAAAATAAAAAAAGAAACTACGTTAGACGTAGATATATGGGCTGCAAGATCTGTAGCGCAGGTGTTTGATAGGATAGGTGTAGATTACCCACGGACACCGAAAACCGGAGAACCAAGCTTTACCCAAAATTGGTTAGTGAACTGTGATAACCCAATAGCGCAACTAATACGAGAAGCAAGAGAAATAAATAAATTCCATTCAACATTCATAGACTCCATACAAAGATACGTTCACAAAGGTAGAATCCACTCAGAGATTAATCAATTAAGATCTGACCAGGGCGGAACTGTATCAGGACGTTTAAGTTATTCTAATCCAAATCTTCAACAAATACCAGCAAGAAATAAAGAGTTCGGTAATAAAATAAGAAGTTTGTTTTTACCTGAAGAGGGTAGACAATGGGGTAGTTTTGATTATTCACAACAAGAGCCAAGATTAGTTGCTCACTACGCTGCCTCTGTGGATATTGATGGATCATTTACTGGAGCTGATGAATTTATAAAAGCATATGAAAGTGACGAAGCTGATTTTCATCAGATAGTTGCTGACATGGCTGGAATATCTAGAACTAATGCAAAAACAATTAACTTAGGTTTATTTTATGGTATGGGTAAGGCAAAGTTAGCTAGAGAGTTAGGTATATCAAAAGATGCTGCAGAGAGTTTATTAAGTAAATATCATACTAGAGTGCCTTTTGTTAAAAGGTTAGCCGAGGCCGTAACTAATAGTGCATCAAAATACGGCTTTATTCGAACAGTAAGGGGTCGCAAATGCCGATTTAACATGTGGGAGCCTGCTACCTTTGGAATGAACAAAGCTATGCAATACGAAGAGGCTAAAGCCATTTATGGAAACAATATTAGAAGAGCCTTTACATACAAAGCTTTAAATAGATTAATACAAGGGTCAGCCGCTGATCAAACAAAACAAGCTATGATTAATTGCCATAAAAAAGGTTTCAAACCATTATTACAAATCCATGACGAATTGTGCTTTTCTATAAATGAGGAAAATGATATTATTAATTTAAAAAAGGAGATGGAGAATGCAATCGAATATCTCAAAGTCCCATTTAAAGTGGACATTGCACTTGGGAAAAGTTGGGGAGAAGCAAAAGAGTAAGTGCCCCAGGTGTGATGATAAACGTGTAATCACAACCTGGTTTGATTTATCTGAAACTCATAAAGTTAGCGTTGAGTGTCCTCAGTGTCTTCCTGATCTTCAGCTTCAATCTCTTCAAACGTCTGATCTTTAAGTCTAGGATCATATTCATAATATTTTATTTTATGACCCTGTTCTTTTAACTCTTTAATCATTTTTGGTGTCCATAAAAACATAACTCTCCTTTTTTATTTTTATCTATTATACCATGGACGTTTTTTTGATTTTTTATTTTATTGAATAGTAGACGACTCACTAATGCAGGGGTTTAATTCTAGATGCGACAACGAATGCTTTTTAATGTTTTTCAAAATTTATTTTAAAAGCTAGTGAAATCCGTACTCCTTCGACAGGTGCAACACCTTTGTGTAATTTTTTAGAATCAAAAATTATTAATCTATTTTGAACAAATTCAATTATTTCTTCATCTTTGATAATAAATTGACCTTTCTCTTTTAAATTTTCGCTTACCATTAATAAACAAGTAACATCACACTTATCATAATGAAAGGAGCCTTCCATATTTGGATGTTGAATATTTGCATAAACATCATCTATTAAAATATTTTTATTAAAAAATTTTTTCAATTTACTTATTAAGTAAAGACTAAATGGTTCATAAGTGTTTAATTTAGAAATATAAAAATAATTGTTTTTGTCCCCTGAATGAGATCTTTGACAAAAAAAATGAGGAGCAGTGTGTAGAAAAAAAGTATGTAAAAAATTAATTAAATCTTTTTCCAACCAATCGTCTATAATTTGAGTTTTGATCATTTTTATTTAGAGCGCATTAGCCTTAGGAAGAAAATTAGTTTTTTTAAAAAGCTTAACCTGCTTTTCGTAAAAGATCAACTTTTGCATCAATAACACTTTGATCATTGATTTTGACCTTTACATCTTTTAGTTCTATGTCGATCCACTTCATGTCAGGAGTTACTCTGCCCTGAGACAACGCTTGTGTTGCCCATTTGGATTCCAGCTGAAGTTTTTTCGCCACTAGTTCTTGTAGAGACATTTCTATCAACCTCCTCGAATGTTATTATAGGTCTTTCAGAACTATAAAAAGATTCCTCATTACCCTTAATTTCCCCTGACTCAACGCCATTCGCAAACGTGTCAAGAGCAGCCTTATCGTTCTTAGCCTCAAGCATCCCATTATAATACATATTTTTATATCTTGCTTGGACGCGATAAAGCTTCATAAGCTATTATATAGCAAAATGTGATATAAATGCAACACCTTACATTGTAGATTAAGGCAAAAAGATGATATAATAGTTTTGGAGCAAAATGGCAAAAACTTTAGTTTTATTAATATTATTATTTGATGGAACATTAGTTCAGGAGAGATATGATCTTTCAAGATCCATGTCTGTTCATGAATGTTTACTGTTTGCTGATGATCATAGAGAAGCCATTTCAAAGTATATGGAGTTTGAAGATTCAATGAAAAATGGTTGGTATTTGAAAGATGGTAGAGGTACTGTTCAGGGCTTTATTTGTGAATAATTAGGCCTCTGGTACCGCCTTACAATAAAATTTAATGTAAATACCGTGTTTATTTACTTGTTCGTCACCTAATTCCTTAGTTTTCTCCTGTGCCATCTGATAGCCCATCATTAAACAATCGTACATGTCATTAAATGGTTGTTTTACTTGATAAGGTGCAATACATTCACCGGTTGTAAAACTACACATAATCAAAGTAAGTAAAATTTTCATAAAATTATCCTTGCATATCCCATTAAAAATATTATATTCAGATAAAACTAACAAAGAGGATACCATGAATGAAGATCAAAAAATAGAAGGTGTGACGACTGGAGCTACAGCTACAGTTGAACCATTAGTCTTAAAGCCTGAATGGGTTAAAGAAAAAGACAGAGACGAATCAAAAGTTAGAAAATTTGTTCTTACTCTTGATGAAGATACAAATAAAATATCATTACACGTGAATAATGAACTTTACAGAGAGTTTAATTGTAAAGATAATCTAGGAGCTAATATTAAGTTTCACGAAGCATTAGATAAAATTCTTTCTTGTTTTTCTAGTTGGAGAATATATGAAAGGAATTAAATCTAAATCAGAAGCTTGGAGTAATTGGATAAAAGAGGTAGATGAAATACTTTCTAAGACGCATATAACTACAGCGTCAGGTTCTGAAATGGAATATTCTGATCCACATTTTCAAGACCAAATGCGAAGATTAACTTCTTGCTCACTTAACTTCACCGATATGCCTATCTATTTAATTAATAGTGATGTGGCTTGTAGTTTATTATGGGATGAAATAGAAAGTAGAAAGGATAGAAGAGATGCACAGACACCTAATTGAGATAGTATTAATAATTTTTTTGATGCTACTCCCACCTAAAATAATATTGTTTTTATTTGGTGGTTTAACTTATTTAATATTTTTTTAGGAGGAAAAATGGATATAAATAAATGGAAAAGTTGTGCGGTAGATATAGATTCATACTGCATTATTAGAGCTATGGGTAAGAATGGTTTTAGAAGACCGGGTAGTATGATAGCTAAATTAGTTGATGAAGAAATTAAAAAGATAGCTAAGAAGCAAAATAAAAGTTATTTAGCTATGAAAGAGAATTTACTAAGTCAAGGAAAGAAACTCTTGAACGGTAAATAGACCTGCAGGTTGGATGGTTAACCTTGAACTTGGGGTTGATTGGGGGTTGGGAGACTGACCCCCATTAATTATTATCTCATAACATTACCTCCTTTACTGACTCAATACCCGCAAATTTTCTAAATTAAACTGTTGCAATTAAGTCACAAATTTTATAATAATCGAATCAACGTATTTCTAAGCCTAAATGAAAAGGTGAGGCTTTCAAAACACCTTATTTCCAACGAATAACGAACACTATTTAATTAACTTTTAAAAAGGAGATTAAGTGGGTAAGACTGCTAAAAAAGGTAGTGAAGAAGCATTAAATGAATCTTTGGATAAATTAGTAATGATTTGTCCTAATAAGAAAACTTATGATGAGTTAACCAGTTTAATGTTTCAGTTATATTGTGGAAATGACTTTGGTTTAGGAAATTTTAGTTTATCTTTTCTCGACAAGATCGAGTCTAGATGGCAATCAGGTCGAAAGCAAGTAGCTCAGGCTAAAGGTTTAAAACTGGTTGTCAAGAATGCGTGACCACGGTGTACTTTCACATCCATATCTTTTCCCACACCGTGGTTATGCGAATGAGCAAAGACACTAAATATAATCTTAAAGAAATAGCTGATTCTACAGTTGAGTTCTGTAAAACTCTCAACGGCCGAGAGCGGACGGATATCATAGCAGAATCGCTTGAGGATTATTATTTTACAGTTGATTTGCAGTCTCCGATAAGCATTCAAAGGCATTATCGTGAGCTTTTCTCCAGGCTTGTTAAAAATTTTGGGCATTAAAATATCAGCTCAGTTGGTAGATAGTAACAGGCCGCCTGAGCAGCGTTTGTTTCAAGCTATAATAGTACAGGCCTTTGAGGACGCTTTAAATTGTAATCCATCTAAGAGTGAGAGTTATTATAAAATTGATGCCCATAATTGGTTTGTTAATTCTAGCGCGGTATTTGAGCAAATTTGTTGGTTAGCCGGTTTTGATCCTGAGATGATCACGGATCGTTACCAAAAGTTACATGACAACGGACAAGTGACATTTAGCAAAAGACAGTTGGCCTGGGTAAAATACAGAAATTTATACAAGGAATATAGGTCAATAAAGGATACCGAAAAAAGGCGAGAGATTATGGGAAATATTAAAAAAATAAGTTTAGAAAGTTAAAATTTAGTCACGGTGGTCTAATGAATTTTGACCCGGGGGCTGTCAAAACAAAAAGAGAGCAGTAGGCTGCCCCCAGATCTAGAGATATAAATAACAAGAAGTTATTCATAACTAATTAATAGCATAAGATAGAGATATTTACTAGAAAATTTCTACTATATAGATTATCTAGACCCCTAATCAATAAAATATACCCCAAGGGGTCAAACAGGTGTCCCTGGTGTCCCTATTGGTCTATTAGTCAAGTATACCAACGATAATAGTCTATTTTATAGGTGTCCCTATGGTGTCCCTATGGTGTCCCTAAGGGACATCAGTCTTGCGGGAACGCAATCAAAACTTTTTTAGATTGTAGTCAGGTGTTAAAATAATCTATATAGTATAATTTATGGTATCTCAAATATTGATAAGCATTGGGCTTATAAGTTTGATTTATTTATTTATAATAGGATTGTTGATTTTATGGGAATACGAAAAACCAAAACAGAAGTAAAAGATTATTTAAAACATCATGTCAGAAGCACTAAAACAGGTCATGAAATTGTAATTGTTTCAGGAAAGAAAGATAAGGAGAATGTTTGGACTATTAATTGTAAATGGCCTAACAGAAAAAGAGATGATTCAGGCAGAGTAGAACCGGTAAAAATAAAAAACTTTTGTGCATAAAATGAAAAAAAGAATACATATTAATCAACATAAAATTAGAGCAAATAAAAAAAATGGAACAGAGGAACCCGTGATTACAGTAAAAACTTCAAAGTCAAACACTTATGCTAATGAAGTTGACATTTTAGGTAAATCAAAATTAGTTTACAGTCCAATAAAACCTTTACCTTGTGGTGCAAGAGTTTGGATAGAAACAGAAGAAAAAATTGTATTAGATAATGGGTTAACAATAGAATGAAACGAGCAAAAATAAAAAGAAAAGATTACGATGATATTTATGACTGTATTGTTACGGATCAAATGAGTGCCGCTGATATTGCATATTATTTTAGTGATTTAAAATTTTTAACTTGGTTTAAAAGGAAGAGAAAGTAATGGGTCTAAAAAAGAAAGAATTAAGAACTGTAGATGACTTAACTCCAAAACAAAAAATGTTTGTGGAGATTTATGTTAAAGATTGGGGTAACATCACACAAGCGGAGGCCTTAAAAAGAGCTGGATATGTTTGTAAGAACGAAAATGATTACTCCGCAATAGCATCTAGATTACTTAGTAGAAGATTAAATCCACATGTTGCTAAATATTTTGACACTAGATTTAGTAAAGAACTTAAAATGTATGAGGGTGACAACCTTAGACGATTCAAAAGATTAGAAAGACTAGCAGACAAAGCTGAGAAGAAAGATCAATACGCTGCTGCAATAAATGCAGAATATAGATCAGGACAATTAGCTGGTGCTTATGTTGATAAAAAAGAAGTTAGAGTAACTGGATTGGAGGGTATGTCACGAGATGAGCTTGAGAAAAAATTACAAGAGCTTTCGACAAAAATCGATGGGTACAACGCAAAGACCATCGAAGCCAAAGTGGAAGAAAGCTAGTTGGTCTGAATTCGTTAGAGCTTTTAACGAAAAACATAACCCTAATTTAAATACATCTGTGGGAGTTGTAAGTGTTGAAACGAAAAATAAATATAAATAAAAAGGCAAAAACATGGCAAGAAAAATACCCTCTTGTTTCCGTTGATTGGTATGACATTTGCAGTGATAGTAGTTGGCAAACAATTACAAATTGCCTCCAGGCTAAGCTACCTATTTGTGTAACCAAAGGCCATTTGTTAAGTCAATCTAAAGGCATAACAAGAATATTTGGTGATTATTCTGAAAATGATGATGGAACTATTGAGATTGGTAATACCACTCTTATTCCAAATTCTGTAATTATTAAAATTAAAAAATTATCTACAAAATGAATGTAGAATTACTACGACTATTTCCTACACCTTTATTAATATTGCCGTACGGTGAATCTGTTGATAATGAGCTATCTTATCTAAAAACAATTAATTTTTTAGAGCAGAAGGGTAATGGTAATTATAGATCTGAAGATACATTTTTATTAAAAAGAGATGAGTTGTGTAATGTTAAAGTTTTTATTGAGTTAGCTATTCATAGATTTGTTAAAGATGTTTTAAATTCAGACCAAACAATCAGTATAACACAGTCTTGGGCTAATCGTAATCCCAAAGGATCAGTACATCATGAGCATGTGCACCCAAATAGTATTGTGTCCGGTGTCATGTATTTTCAAATAAATGAAAAATTACCACCTATACATTTTGTGAGAGAAAGACAGGATAGTTTAAAACTTAACGTTACTAAATATAATCAAATTAATGCAGAAGTTTTTAAAGTTTTGTGTAAACCAGGGGATTTAATATTATTTCCGTCATCCTTAAGACATAGTGTGCCTATTAATGAGGGTGAGGAAGATAGAATTAGTTTATCATTTAATACTTTTTGCTCTGGTGTTATTGGTTCAAAAGAGTTACTGACTTTATCCAATTTAGATAATGTTTCACATGAATAAATATAAAAATACTGACTACAAAAGCAATGTAAAAAACCCTGAAAGTCTTTTGTGGCAAAAGGTAAAAAAAGGACTGACTGATTGCTTCTTAACCCGCATAGAATCTAGTACAATCAATGGAATACCTGATGTTCATGCAGTTGCTAAAACAAAAATATTTTGGATTGAATTAAAATCAGATCACATCAGTTTTCCAGCGTTAAATAAATGGCAAATTGTATGGATTAATAAATATATTAAAGCTGGTGGTTCTGTATTTATCCTGCATGAAAACTTGGGTAAAGCCCTCTTTGAGAGAGTCCTTAAACTGTACGAGCCGGTGTCCCTGTTCACCGATCCTCGGTTACTGAAACCTCGTGCCTCGTTCTCGTTTCCGTATGACTGGCCAGCGGTCCAGAGTTACCTGTTGCAGGTACCCGGTGCAGCGTCAGATGAAGCTCGTTCTCGTTTAGTTGAACAATCTCGTTCTCGTTTAAGAAAGGAATTACCATCCCAGTCCAGGCAGCGTACGGCACAGGCACCTTCCACCTGACGTATGACCTCGTTCTCGTGCCAGAGCTCCATGTTTTTTTCCCTTTGTTAGTTGACATGGGGCTCTGGGACGGGATCCTGTTGGAAGCTCGTTTCTCGTTTAAGAAAGGGAAATGTGTCGTTCTCGTTTTACATTTGAGTCTGGGCACCTGCTGCTGGCAACTTCAGGGAGCACCAAGAGCTGCTGGTAAAAAAAATAAAAATTAACTGTTGACAAATATCCCATCTGGTCTTATGTTAGAAATGGATCAGTTGAACCTTGACTAACTCGAAAGAGGAACTGCGGCTAAGACTGATCAGGATCAGTAGTCGAAAGCGGGTTGGATGGTTAACCTTTAACCCCGCTACTGATCGGATAAGAATTAACAAAGGAGAAACAATGATACACGATGATGACATGAAGGATTGGGTCGGCAAATGCCCACACCATGATAATGAGATACTTCATTCAGACGATAACGGAATAATTATATGCATCCGCTTTAACAACGAAAAGGAAATGGATGAACCAACAAAGGAGAAAAGATATGAAAGATAAACCCGAAGCAGGTAAGACCTACGCACTGACCGGTGCTCGGGGCAGCAAATGCATTGCCAACGGAAACAGTTGGAAGGAGTCTGAGGTACCTTCAGGCTGCAGCATCACCCTCGTGTGGGGGAAAGGATACGATGTGGAGAAGAGATACGACTTTGATACCGTGCAGCAGAAGGAGGCGTTCATCAAAGGTGTCGAAGAAGCAGTTGGCTGGATGGACTATCGTATAAAAGGAGATTAGTAATGTCGTGTCGTTCTCGCCTCGTCTCGTTTGGTTTTAGAATTAACATTGGTTACCGGGCCCTGCGGGGCCAGACCCATCCCAGGCTGTTGCGTAGATAATGATACATTTATTTGGATTTTTACTGCTGGCATACCTGTTAGCTCCTAGGTTTGGTAACCTCGTTCTCGTACTGATTATGTTGATTTTCTTATATCTTAAGTGATTCACGAGCTGCCGTGCTTCAGGCACGGGATTCTGGTGGTCGGCTAGTTTAGAATTATTCTAAAAAATAGTTCTTGCTATATTGATGGGATATGATAAGATGAAGAAACTAACAAAGGAGAGAAAATGGGACTAGACCAACACGCACATTTAAGAGGTCATAAGGTAAATTGGGAAAAATACTTTGATGATGACAAAGAGGAAACAGAAAAAGTTTTCGTTTGGAGAAAGCACGCAAGACTACAACAATTTATGTCGTGCAAGTGGGCAGAACAGAACCCCAAAATAGAAGTTGAGGGGTTTCTCAAGCATCTCGGTTTCAATGCCGACCAAGACACGCCTTGTTACATGACAAAGGAAGTTGTGCAGGAGCTGGGGGAATGTATCAAAAATGGCTTTAAGGATTATGTCGCAACAGATGGTTTCTTTTGGGGACAACAATTTCAGAAAGAGAGTGTCAAAGAATACAAAGAGCAGGACATTAAATTTCTTAAATTCTGTGAGCAGGCGATAGATGAGAAAAAGGTCGTTGAATATTGGTGTAGCTGGTAATGTCGAAAAATAAAAAAGCAGAGGCGACAGTTGTCGCCTCGCCTCGGTCTCAACCTCGTAAGAGAGGTCAGATTGAACAAGATAGAGTTACAGCAGAGTTAACCCAAATGGCAGGCAGATTGAAAAAAATAGTTGGGAGTGATTTTATACAACTTGAGGTTGAACCAATACTTTTAAAATTAGACAAAAAAAAGTTAAATTAACTATTGCAATAGATATGGGATATGATAAGAGTTAGTGGTCAAACTAACAAAGGAGTTAAAAATGACACAAGCAATAAAAAAGCTAAAGCAGGACGAAAAAAAAGTAGTTCTAGCTTATGCTCAATTAAAGCTAAAGTCTAATAGACTAGCTAAAGAGTTAGACACAATGAAACAAAATATTGTTAATGTGTTTGACAGAACCAACCAAAATTTAATTATTGTTCAGGATGAGGGCGGTAATTCTTTTGGAGTTCAAAAAATAAATCGTAAGCGTAAGAAATTTGAAACAGCAAATTTTAAAATTGCACATAACGATTTATTCAACAAGTTCACTACCGAGATTGTTTATAGTGAATACAAAGCAATAGGAGATACTAATGACAAATAGTTTAATTAATATTGCTCAAGTATTGAGTGAACGAGTTAGCAATAACAAGCCGACTGAAAAATCAGCGTTGCACATAGACGCTAATGGCAAAAAACAACTCAACTACGAAATTATGTTTCAACTACTCCAAGGAGAGGTTGAGAAACATATTCTCGAGAACCAAGGCAACCAAGTCGTTGATGAGTTCAAACAAAAAATATTAGATAAGTTTTCTACACTTATCCAACAACTAAATAATTAACATCGTTGTACTGATGGCGCGTTTATCGCGCCATTGGTGTATCCAAGGCTCACCTGTAGCTACAAAATGCAGAAGGTTGTGCCTGGCAAAAAACCGCGTAAAATGCGCTGTGCATTTTGCAAAAGAGGTTTACAAAGCAATATACATAAATATACTAAGGACCCAAACGGTATGAACTTAGAAAACCTTACAGAAGATGAATTAAAAGATTTAATTTTGCAAAAGCAATTGCAGTGGATCAAGTTATGCCAAGATGATTTTTTAATTTTTGCTCAAACAGTTTGGCAAGATTTTATTTATCGTAAAACAAAGGACCCAAAAAGATATGGGCACCATCAAATAATAGCTGAAGAGTTTCAAAAAATAGCGGCCAATAAAGAAAAAAGGCTCATTATCAATATGCCACCAAGACATACTAAATCAGAATTTGCATCTTATTTATTCCCCGCATGGATGATTGGTAGGAATCCTAAGATGAAAATAATGCAGGTATCACACAATGCGGAACTCGCTACAAGATTCGGTAGCAAAGTTCGTAATTTAATGAATACCAAGGAGTATAAACAGATCTTCGGAAATGTTACACTAAGAGAAGATAGTAAGGCAAAAGGCCGTTGGGAGACAAATCATGGTGGCGAATATTTTGCAGCGGGGGTTGGCGGTTCTATCACAGGACGAGGGGCGGATTTGCTTATTATCGATGACCCACATACTGAACAAGACTCAATGTCTGATTCTGCTATGGATAGAGCTTATGACTGGTATTCATCAGGACCTAGACAACGTTTACAACCAGGTGGAAGAATTTGTGTTGTGATGACAAGATGGGCTACTGATGATTTAACAGGAAGGCTCATTAAGGCTCAATCTGAGCCTAAAGCAGATAAATGGAAAGTTATAGAGTTTCCTGCAATACTTCCTAACGATCAACCTGTATGGCCTGAATATTGGTCGAAAGAAGATTTGGAAGCTGTCAAAGCTTCGGTGTCCGTAAAAAATTGGAATGCACAATACATGCAAGATCCTACTTCAGAAGAAGGTGCAATCATAAAACGCGAGTGGTGGCAAAATTGGGATAAAGAATATACACCAAAACTTTTACACGTTATACAAAGTTACGATACAGCATTTTCTAAAAAAGAGTCAGCGGACTATTCAGCCATAACCACTTGGGGTATTTTTGAACCTGTAGAGGGTTATGAAAAATGTATAATACTTTTAGATGCAATGAAGGGTAGGTATGATTTTCCTGATTTAAAAAATGTTGCATTAGAGCAATATCATTACTGGGAACCGGAAACTGTAATTATTGAGGCTAAAGCCTCAGGGCAGCCTTTGATACATGAGCTAAGGAGAGCAGGGATACCGGTCATCGATTACGTCCCTGCAAGAGGTAGAGATAAACACACTAGAATAAACAGTTGTGCTCCTGTTTTTGAATCGGGTATGGTATATGCCCCTTTAGATCAAAACTATGCTCAAGAAGTTGTTGAAGAATGTGCAGCTTTTCCAAATGGCCAATTTGATGACTATGTTGATAGTATGACACAAGCTGTGTTAAGATACAGACAAGGAGGATTTGTATCAACTTACTCTGACGATTGGGATGAACCCAATTTTAAAGTAGAGAAAGAATATAAATATTATTAATGGTAGGAATACTTAGAGGAACTTTTGCTGGTGTTTTAAAATCTGCGGTTAAAAAAGCTAAACAAAAGCAAAGAGCAAAAAAGGCTCTAGCATCAGGAAAAAAATTATCACCAAGAACAGTCC